CCTTGCCATGCCTGGTGTGCTGGTCTCGCCCCAATGTGAGCCGACGTTTGAACCAGATCAATACCCATCTCATTCATGCGCTCGATCTGCATGACGCCCGTCGTCTGAGACACGCCCGTCAGAACCGTGCGGCGCATGGCAACATCCAATTGATCGGCTCGTCCAGTGGGATAGGAAATCACCGAAAGCCCATCCCGCGCCACCTGCCTGATTCCAGCGCGGATTGCCTGGTCGTAACTCATGGCTCCGTTTGCCACCTGCATATAAGCCAGGTCAGCCGCTCGAATAAACGCCTCTTGTCCGCTCGAAGCGGTGGTCATGGTCAGATTGGAGATAATGCCCTGCGTCTTATTCAACCCTGCCGCCAAAGCTCGCGCCATCGCGGGAGATAAATTCAGCGGCAGCGGATTCAACCCCGCTTCTGTATAAATCGCATCATCGAACGCCAGGGATTGCACGCCCGCCTTTTCAAAGGCTTCGAGTAAAACTTTCTTTGACCTGCCTGTGATTCTGGCAAGTTCATCGAGGGCATTTTCGTACACCAATCCCGATTCCGTCAATCTCTGCATCTGCCATGCCGCCGTAGCGGTCATATCCATGCCAGCCAGTCGGCGTGCAATGTCATTGATGACCGATTGGGTGTACTGCTCGTAAAGCGCTACGATGGGATCAACCAGCGCGTCGAGTTCATCAGCCAGCAGCATGAATCCACCTACTCGTTACTTTGATTGTTCTGGTCGCTGTTCTGATCGTCGTTGTTCTGAGCGTCGTTGAAGAAGTCCGTTTCGGTGGCGAATTGCTTACGGTTCTCCTCGACCTTCTTGGTCACTTTGGAAATGCGCTCCTGCGTCCAGCCGTTTTCTTCGAGGAACGATTCCAACGGCATCCCCGCGCTCTTTGCCTGAGCCGCAGCCGACCAAAACGCGGATTGCACTTCGATATCATCCAGTGGGTCTTTGGTGAATACCTGACGCGCTCCAATGGAGTGATCCAGATTGCCTTTATCGAAACTATCGAGGCTGATTCCTTTGAAGTATCCCCGCATCCCACCGATGGACAGCGCCATTTTTTGCGCACGAACAAGCGCATTATCGTAGTTAGGTCGGCGCTGCATAACCTTATCCTCGATGGGCGCACGGTTGATCCGCAAAGCACGTCCAGATATATCTCCGGTGATGTTGTGAATTTCACTGTTCAATTCAGGATAATCGCGCTCAAGCTCTTTGAGCAGGTTCTGGATATTTGCAGCAACCTGGTCAATTTCCAACGGCGCAACCAGGGGGATATATTTCGCGTCTGTGTTGGTTCTCCAGTACATCGGCGCTTCGTCCCTGCCAAGTTTTCGCGCTTCCTGTTCCATTTCCGATTGTTCGTCGGGCGTCGGCTTGTTGACTCCAGCCATGATGCCCGCGCCTTCAACCACCTTGCGGATTTGGTCATTCAGTTTGCTGGCTTGGTCATCCACTTCACGGAACTTGGGCAGTCCCGCGTGGATCTCGCTCCAGCCATAATCCAACCCCACGTCGTTGTGTTTCATGAACACCATAGGCACAAAGCCCAGTGGCACATCCCACTCGGCTTCTTTGCCGTTCCACGGGTACAGGTCATTATTGAGATACGTCTCGTATTTGACACTTTGTCCATCACGGTAGGCAACCTCGCGGTATGTCACCAGCTTCTTTTGCTCGGTGGGTTTCATCGGGTTTTCTTTTGGATCTTCGCGCTCGTACTCGATAACATAGGCTTTGACGTTCCCCCATGCGTCCGTGACTAAATCCGCAATGTGCGACGGGTGAACGATGGACATATAGACCTTTTGCAGGTCTGCGTTGTCTATGACTTTGATAAAGCCATCTCCGAAGACCGTGCCCCACAGCGAGTAAATGTCCTTGCGAATCTCCCAATTGCTCCATTGCCATACTTGCGCGATAAACGGGCGCAGGCTCTCGTTATCCGTGAGAATTGGCAGCGCGGACGGGATTTTCTTTCCATCGCCAGCGGCAGGATCAAGTGCCCCGCCCCATAGGTGACTCTTCCAAAACTCGCCTATGCGATAGGTCGGGTTGTAAATTGCGCGGATAAAGTTATAAAGTTCGTACTGGTCTTTATAAGACTTTGACCACTTGTGCAAATCGTCGTATGCCGTGTTTTCGTACATAGCCCACAGCAGCGAATAACGAACCTTCTTCGCCTCGAAGTTTCCGAAGTTCTGCAAGTTGACCTGATCCGTGCCAAGATAAGAGGCGCGGAAAGCGCTGTAACCTTTCATGGTTGCTCTCCAAAGTTTTGTAAAAAATGTATCTGCCATGTGATGATCCTGCTAATCTTCCTGTTACCCGCGCCTGCGTGCCAGCGGGTTCGGTGTTACGCGGACTTTTGCGGCTCCGTCACTCTTGCCAGCCCACAGAGCCAGCGCCCACGCCCAAAACATATCTGCATGATGTTTCTCGTTGGCTTCCGTGTCGAATGTGCTGGATGCCGCACCCGTCACTTTTCGGCGAATACTGTGAATCTGATAGGCTAGATCGCGCTCCAAAGGGATTTGTGCCTCAGCCCTCTGGCACCGCAGTTTTGCCTCGACCGCCCACAAAGCCTTACGGTCATTCGTGAATGTGATTCCTTGCGCCTGCGGGTACTGACCTGAAATATCCTCTGCAAGTTGCATTCCAAGACCCGAATCATCTATCAGAAAGTTGGTCACTGGCAGCACGTCGAGGACTTTTCTCACGACCGCTTTTTGCTGTGCAAACTCTACGCGGTCGAGGGAGATGTGCAGACGATAGGGCAGACTGGAAAGTTGTGAATTTTTGCCAAGCAAGATAATCTCTGTTGTATCGTGCTTGCGCCCAATGTCCATGCCGCCGACGAGTGTTGGCTCGATCCGCGCTTCAATGCACTGCCGCGCCACTTCGTTCACTGCCTGCATCGCCGCGTCTACTCCGCGCACCTTGCGATACCAGAGTTTTTCGTCAGCCGCCAAAGCCTGGTTACGCTTGATTAAGTCCCAATCAATCCATGAGACAGCTTCATCAAGCCAGGCGCATTCGTATTCCTGCTGAAAATCTTCGAGGATCATATTCTCGAAGATTTGAATCAGTCGCGGCGTACCAAAGGCATAAACCCTGTCTTCTGTCGGCAAGGCTGGCGCGACCAGGGTAGCCATTTTGACATCCTTGCACATCGAAGATGTCAGCCACCACGGAACCATCCCACGCACATAGCCAGGATATTTTCGGAATGCCTCTGTAGATATTTCCCAAAAGACTCCCCGCGCCCCAAGCGGAGAAGAACCGATCCGCATCTTCCCGCCCTTCGAGATCGCGGGCAATGCCGACTGGTAAATCTCGCGGTCATTGGGATAATGGGCGAATTCATCAAGGTAGATGACTGCCTTCGCCTTGCCGCGCACAGGTCGGCACGGGTGAGAGATCAACCGCGAACCGTTCGAGAATTCCAACTCAAAGCGGTTATCCGTTTTGAGTTTCGGTCTTACATCCGCATCCAACGCCTCGATGACCGCCTTGGCATAGCGGATTTTCTCGCCTGCCTCGTCCTGATTGATCGAGACAAAGATATGCGGTGTGCCTGGGTTGTTGATCGAGTTGGCTACGCTATCCGCAGCAGACAACCACGAAAAACCTACCTGACGTGATTTTGATAAGATCGCTAAAAGCGACGGGTTGTTAAGGTGCGATAATTGAAAATTCTCCCATTTCGCATCGGGGTCGCCGACAGCGTCAGGGAGAGATAAATGCTCAACAAGAAATACAAGATTATCGGAAAGTTTGGGTTGCACATCAACAGCCTGCCATACCGCTACCGTCATCGATGATGTCGGCATGATGACTGATGTATGCCTCTGGCTTTACAGTCGGCGCATGTTTCCGCAGTTGGCGAAGCAGTCGTTCCGCCCAGTTTTTCAGGTCTGCAATCACCTGGTCCCGCTCAGCAAGTTCAATGCGATACATCTCATTCTCGCGTCTTACCTGCGACACGTCTAAATCAAGGTTGCGAACCTGAGTCTTTAGTTCAATCACATGCTCAGCCCACCGATCCGCCACCTGCGCGTGCAGGTTGTCTGCTTCTGCATCCGCCTTGTGAGACTCGGCAGTAGTTTTTTTGACCTCTGTCGGTGTCTTTCGCATGGCGACGTAAAGCGAAATCAAAGCGATCAGAAATGACGGTATCGCAGTCGCTAAAGCAATGATGAGTTCGGGTTTCATGTCGGCAGCCAATAAGTGGTAAGAAAGGATGAAGGGCATTCGCCTTTCATCCTTTCTTGTTCACAAAGGAGAATCGTTATCCGTTGATGGGAGAATTCTTGGGTGCGAGAATTTTTCCCATGTTGAATTCGTGAGCAACGATGGACTCGATTTCCAGTTTGATTTCAGTCAAATCCATTTCGAGGTTATTCTTCACCAGCCAGATTTCAGCGAGCTTCACAACGTAGTCGAGTTTATTGGCGACCTTGCCTTTCAAGTCCATCTGTTCAGTCGCGTAGATCGCAGTCCGAAGGAACGATTTGAAAAGTTCTTTCTGCGCTTCGGTCA